TTAACACAACTCTCTCCTTGCTCTGTGAATGGTTTGATTATTTAGAGGTTTGGAGAGGTGGCGGAGTGGCCGAACGCAGCTGCCTGCTAAGCAGTTGTCCTGGTAACGGGACCTCGGGTTCAAATCCCGACCTCTCCGCCATTGTTGACGCACAGGCGAACCCTGTTCGGGAGAACCGGGCAGGGTTCGCTCTTGATGCGCTTCAATGGGACAGGAGATCTCCCCAGAGGGATCTCCGAGATAAAAACGCATGATCACATGGTCATCGTGCAAGTCGATCGCCTTGAGCAGTGACTTTAAAAGGGCGATCTGAGCCTCTGGCGGGCTGTCTGCCATGCGTTCCATCGCAAAACGCATGTTCGAGTGCAGGTACTCGGTCGAATTGGCCGACATGTCCGCGATTCTCCGTTTAGCCTCAATCTTCGACATCCTGTCTTCCAGTGAAGCGATCTCTGTTTCGATCGCACCCATCTTTTTCGCGTAAGTCGTGCCTTTTGTGATCACCTTATCAATCGCAAGGTTCAGAAGTCTTTCGGCTGCTTCTTTGGCTTTGACCAGTTTCTTCTGCAGGTCTTTGGTCTCTTTGTTGTAGGCGGTGAGCTGCTTCTTGCTGTGATTGACGGCGTCTGTCATGGTGCTGGCAATGATCTCTTTATCCTTTGATGCCCGGGAGAAGAAGTCGAGGACCGCTTGGTCAAACCCTGTCGCTGACATCCTTCGGGTGTCGCATCCGAGTCTCTGCCTGCCCCGGCTGCATTCGTAATAATAGAAGGTCTTTCCGTTGTGGCTGTGGGCGAGGGTGGAGACAAAACTGCTTCCGCAGTGTCCGCATTTCAGGATCCCTTTCAGCTTGCTGGCGTAATCCTTTGAGATAGGCATGAACCTGTGGCCCGGGAGGTTTGCGGAGACGATCTTGTTTGCCCGGTCCCAGAGTTCTTCATCAACGACCGCCTGGTGGGCGCCATTGTGCGTTTCGCCGGAATAGTGGACCTTTCCTTTGTAGAACGGATTCTTGATGATCTTGGCGACTGTCTGTTTGCGCCAGATGAAGTTCTTTGATGTCGGGACATTGTTGCTGATCATGTCCTGGCCGATATCGGTCAGGGTCTTGTTGTCCGCGGCCAGTTCAAAGATCCGCTTGATGAAGGGAGCGATCTTCTCATCAAGGACGACCTTGTGGGGCTGTCGGCCGTTCGGCAGGGGATTGCCGTCAGGGATCTGTTTGTATCCGAACGGTGGTTTTCCTGCGACCCAGCGGCCCTGTCTGGCTCTGGCGATGGCGGATGCTTTGACGCGTTCGCCTGTCAGCTCTCGTTCAAAGGCGGACAAAAGCCCGATGATCCCGATAACCACGCGGCCGATGGCGGTCGAGCTGTCCAGATTCTCGCGGACAGAAAGGAAGTCGATCTCGTTGGCTTTGAACAGGTCGATCATGCCGTAAAGGTCTCGGGGGTTTCTTGTGAGGCGGTCAAGGCGGAAGAAGACGATCGCGTCAAAGGACTTCTTGGTCTGGATGTCTTTAAGGATAGACTGGATGCCGGGGCGGTTCAGGTCTTTGCCCGAGTATCCGTCATCGTTGACCACGCCTTTCTCGCCAAAGTCCGCCATTTCGTACCCGAAGGCGTCGATCATGTTCTTGCAGTGATGGGCCTGGGCGTCTAGGGTGGTGTAATCGCCCTGCGCCTGGTCATCGGTTGAGCATCTTGTGTAAATGATGCAGCGTTTCTTCTTGTCTGTCTTTGTGGCAAATATCATGTTTTCCTCCTCTTTAATCCCCACCGCGCCAGATACCTTCCGGCGGTCCATACCGAAACCTCGATATTCAGTTCATGTTTAATTAGCTCAGCAGCGGCTTTCCTTGTTACCGGGCCGGGTGTGTCTTTCAGGATCGCTGTGATCTTGGCTGACTGGGCAGGGGAGAGTGCGCCTCCTGCCGGACGACCGCGTTTGCCGGAGCGCAAGGCGGTCATTCCGCCTTTCCTGTATTCTTTGACCCACAGTTCAACCCTCTGGCGGCTCACGCCGAAAGCCTTCGCGGTTTCGGCCCGGGTCTTGCCGTCTTTTAAAACCGCGTGAACCGCTTTCTTTCTGATGTCTTCCTGTTTGTCCGGCGGAAGCGACCGGGCGTCTTTGTTTTTCATAGTTAAATTATATCCTTTTTTGCCCATAAATGACACCTATTTTTTGCTCTCTTTGGGCAGGCGCCCTCTGCTGCGTATATACAGGATTTTTTTAATTTATGTCGCGACACTTTTGAAGAATTTCCTGTATGTACGCCCCAGGGAGTTAAGGCATGGGAAAAAAGATCGCTCAAAACGTTCAGGAAAAATTCGGGGACAGGTTCACAGCCGTGTACCCGGACAAGCCAGTGTCCGCAACAGAGAGAGCCATTCACTACGAAGCCATCTCAAAAGCGGTTTTCCAGGTCCTGACCGGGATTCTCGGAAGAGAGCCGACAGAAGAGGAATTCAGCGGGGCAGTTGACATCTCCAAGGTTGCGCCTCGTCGGAAAACTTAAATCACGGATTCCTCCGTGATTTTGTAAGGGCCTCAAAAGCCCTATCCTTTATTTATCCCCCCATTTGAGACACCTCAAAAAAAAGAAAGGCGAGGTGTCTTATGAAGAGATCAAGTTACAGGGGGTTGTTCGAGGATTGGGAAGTCGGTGTCGCAAAGAATATTGTTGATGAGCATAAGAGGAACTGGAAGTGCTTGGCTCGCGAAGATTTCGATGATTTGCTTCAAGAGAGTTTGTTGTTTTGGTCTTCCGTAAAAGATGGTTACGACCCTGCTGCGGGCGCTTCAAAACAGACTTATATGTCCAGGGTTCTTAAGCGCAATTTACGAAACATTATCGAAAGTCTTTTAACAGATAAACGCAAAGTCGCTTTTGAATCAATTTCTCTTAACCAGCCATTATCAGATGAGGAAGATGCCTCTTCCTTATTAGACATTCTTGCTGACGATCAGAACCATGCCATTGATCTGCGTGTCCACGCAGAACTTTCGATTGATATTTCCAACACAATTAAAAGTTTGACTCCAAGACAGAGGGAGCTCTGTCGGCTTTTAAAGGATGAAGGGTTGAGCGTTCCTGAAGCTGGTGAGGTCTTAAGCCTTCACCGTTCGAATGTTTATAGAGAAATCGAGCGCATCAAAGAGGTTTTTCAGAAGAAAAAGCTGAATGAATATTTCTAAAAATAGTTCGCGACACTTTTGAAGAATTTCCTGTATGTACGCCACAGAGGAGAAAAGCGATGTCAGAAGTTTGCAAGTTCATATTCAAAAAGCAGGTCAGCCGGGAGTTCATCGAAGAGCAGATCGCCTTCGCGGTCCTTTCGGCTGAATGCACCTTCGGAGCGGCCAAAGTCAGGCTTAACGCCGCATATCTGGCAGCGGATGACAAGGTCGCGATCGACGTTTCGGGGCCGGTTGGCGAGCACATCGCTGAAGTCTTCACAGGGCTGATGATCAAGTTCATCGGCGAACGGAATTTCAGCGTAGAACGCGTCAAGAAGGAGCCGAAGCCGTGAAAGTCCAGAAGGGTCTCAAGGAGATCTACAAAAATTTGAGCTGGTACAACCGCCAGAAGCTGGTCCAGGCAAACAGGCCGTGCGGAAAGAGGAAAAATGCAAAGTCTGTTTAAACACCAGAGTGATGCGGTCGAGATCGCGGTCAGGAATAACGGATGCTGCGCCCTTTTCCACGATCCCGGCCTGGGGAAGACAAGGACATGCCTCGAAATATTTAAGAGGTACAGACAGGTCAATCCGGGCTTGAGGCTCCTTGTCGTTTGTCCTCTGTCCCTGGTCAATTCAGCATGGGGCGAGGATATCCGCAAGTTCACCGAGTTTTCGTCCATGCCTCTCAAGCAGATCAAGAACGAGAAGCCGGACATCATCATCGTCAATTACGAGGCGCTCATATCAAAGAAGTATCTTCCGAAAGTCATGAGTCATGTGTTTGGCAATTCGTTCATGTGCGTCCTTGATGAAAGTTCGCGCCTCAAGAACAACAAGAGCGTGACCACAAAGACGCTCCTGGAACTGACTGAATACTTCAGGTACAGGATTATCGCTTCCGGCACTCCGATGCCTAACAGCGAGGCAGAGCTGTGGGGGCAGATCAGGTTTGTCAGCCCGTATCTTCTGCACAAGTCCTTCTATGCCTTCCGAAACTCCTATTTTCATCTTGAGCGGTACGGCGAGCGGAAGTATTTGAACGGGCAGTTCGTGAGCAAGCACGAGATGCGGGAGATCTTGAGCCAGGGGTGGAAGTACACGATAACGGCCGAGAACCGCAGGAGGCTCATGGAAGAGGTAAGCCCGGTGACGCACTGGGTGAAGAAGAGCGAGGCGCTGGACCTGCCCGAGAAGATCGACGAGGTGCGAGAGGTTGAACTCAGCGCCAAAGAATGGACGGCATATGAGGAGATGAGGGATTTCCTGATCACGGAGATCGAAGGGCATGAGATCGCGGCGCAGGTTGTCCTCGCCAAATTAATGAAGCTGCGTCAGGCGACATCCGGGTTCTTTTATTCAGAAAGCGGCGAAGCGGTGTCGATCGACAGGCCGTCAAAGCTCAAGGAGCTTGAGGAGATTCTGGAAGAACTGGGAAGCCAGCAGGTGATCATCTGGGTGCAGTTCCACGAAGAAGTCCGAGTCATCGAAAAGATGATCTCGGAAAAGTACGGAGCGGACCAGGTCACGACGCTTTATTCAGGCACGAAAGACCGGGACGAATCGATCAACAGGTTCAAGAGCGGATCCGTCAGGTATCTCATAGCGCATCCTCGGTCAGCGGCCCACGGCCTGACATTCGTCAGCTGCAAGACGATGGTCTTTTACAGCCTCGATTATTCCTATGAAGCGCACGCCCAGGCGCGGGACCGGATCCACAGGATCGGCCAGAGAAACAGCTGTCTTTATATCTATATGGTCGCCAGGGAAACGATCGATGAGGAACTTGTGAAAGTGCTTCAGAAGAAGCAGGGGTTGCAGGATGCGGTTTACGCGATTGTCAGAAACAAAACTAAAAAATCAGGTCATTGATTATCTGCGGCGCGAGCTGCCGTCGGCGTGGTTCTATAAAAGCGCTGACAGGTTCACCGCCGGGATACCGGATCTGATCATCTGCAAGGAGGGAATGTTCTATGCGGTCGAGCTTAAAGTCAATTCTAACAAGGCTACTCCCATTCAGGAATACGTCATGCGAGAAATTCGAAAGGCAGGTGGAAGAGTCAAGGTCTGCCGAAGCGTTGAAGAAGTCAGAAACTTTATTACCCGGGAAGGAGGTGGGAACAATGTTGAAGATCGGAGACAAGATCACAGTGCCAGTCAAGATCACCCAGATCGTTCTGGATGAAAGCGGCGTGCATTATGTCGTCGTGCCTGTCAAAGGCAACGGCTACAACAGCATGAAGATTACGGAAAAAGACTTTACCGAATAAAGGAGGAGTTCGATGGAAAAAGCTGCAGAAAGGACTTTGGTCTTGCAGTTCAAATGCGCCAAAGAAAAGCGGGACGCTATCAAGGAATCGCTGAAGCTGGCGCAGGAGGAATACGAAAAGACCGAGTTCGCTTTAATTGAGTTCATGGAATCGAATTCTGCGGTAGCTACTGCCAAGTATGAGGGCATCGGTTACGCGCAGATCCAGAAGCCGAGACTCTATGCAAGCTGCAAAGAGGAAAATATGGAGCGCCTGTTCGAATTTTTGAAGGAACAGGGCAGAGAGGATCTTATCAAGACAACGGTCCTGCCCCAGAGCCTCTCGAGTTTCACGAGCGAGTGCATAGAGACCGGAGCGGAAGTCCCGGAGTTCGTCAGTTATTACCTTAAACCGTCAATCAGGCTCTATTCATAAAGGAGGCAGGCTATGTCACAGGAAATCGAAAAAGTTCAAAGCGGCGCGTTAATGCAGGCGGAGGGCGTTCAGAGAGGTTTTGAAGGCGGGGTTGATCGGGAAGACCTGATCATTCCGCGCGCGAAGCTGATCCAGGCGCTTTCGCCCGAGCTGACCGAGGGGTTGGAAGGCATCAAGGTGGGGTCGATCATCAACTCCCTTACCAAAGAAGTTCTGCCCGGAGATTTTATCCCGGTCTTTACGTTCAAGAATTATATCCGTTTCAATCCGCGGAGCAAGGACGATCCGAATTTCAACCCCGATTTCGATCCCGGGGCGGTCATCTGGAAGTCAACCGATCCGCTGGACCCGAAGGTCAAGGAAGAGGCGAGGTTCGGCCCCAATGGCGAAAAGCCGCTGGCGACGACCTTCATCAACTTCTTTTCTTACTTTCCGGGCGTTCCCATGCCGATCATCGTGAGTTTCTCAAAGACAAGTTACCGGGCAGGGAAGAACCTTCTGTCCCTCGCAAAGTTCTGCGGCGGGGATATGTTCTCCCGCAGGTACAAACTTGTCTCGCAGATGGAGACCAACGACATCGCGACTTACGCGGTGTTAAAGGTCACGCCAGCAGGCGATGCGAAGCCTGAAGAGTACGCGGTCGGCGAGCGGCTCTGGAAGGATTTCGCATCGAAGGTGGATGCGATCCAGGTCCACGAGGAGGATGCGCAGGATGACTCAAGGGAAAAGAGACCGTATTAAAGATCATAAGGGGGGCGGCGTTTTGCCGTCCCCCTTTCTACATATTGAGGTCGGTACATGCTTGATCAGGCAATCATTTATGCCAGGAGAGGCTGGGCGGTATTTCCATGCAACAAGAAGATCCCTTTAACGCAGCACGGATTCAAGGACGCGTCGCATGACGAAGCGGCCATCAGAAAGATGTTCGCGGAGAACCATTCGAATATCGGGATCGCGACCGGGAAAGTTTCCGGGATCTTCGTTGTCGATATAGACGTCAAGAACGGCGCTTGCGGGGATGAATCGCTCAAAGACCTGGAAAAAGAATTCGGGGAGATGCCCCATACAATCGAAGCTCTCACGCCGAGCGGCGGAAGGCATATTTATTTCCGCTATCCTCCGGAAGGCGTCGGCTGCAAAACAGGGTTGAGGCCGGGCATAGATTTGAGGGGTGACGGCGGGTACGTTATCGGTCCGCCCAGTTCCATTGACGGCCGTTCCTACGAATGGGAAGCGGCTCACCATCCTGATGAGACGATGGTCGCCGATGCCCCGGAATGGCTGCTCGACCTGTTCAGTGAAAAGAAGACCGTTGTTGACCTGTCAGACAGCGGGGCAAAGATCAAAGAGAACCGCAACGATACGCTCATGCACATGGGCGTGAAGCTGCGCAAGATGGGCCTCGACTATCCGCAGATCGATATCACGCTTCAGGCCATCAATGATACCCGGTGCGTTCCTCCCCTGCCGAAGAAAGAAGTCTCAACGATAGCGAAAAGCGTGTCGCGGTACAACGCGGGCGATAAGGCGAAAGATCCGCTGACGGATGTCTGGAGCGCGAACCTGTTCTTTGAGAAATGCGGCGCGGACATTAAATACTGCGATGCCCTGGGCGGGTGGTTTATCTGGGACGGCACAAGATGGGAAAGGGATGACAGGTTCAGGATCCTAAAGCTCGCGAAGAATACCGTCAAGCAGATGTACCAGATGGCGCAGGCCAGCAATGACAAGTTTCTTTTCAAGCATGCGGTCAAGAGCGAATCGGAAGCGCGGCTCAAAGCGATGATCAATCTGGTCAGGAGCGAAGGCGTTTCAGCCAAGAATGAAGATTTTGACAGGGATATATTTCTGCTCAACTGCATGAACGGAACGCTCAACCTCGAGACCGGAGAGCTAAGACCCCACAGCAAAGATGACATGATCACGCGCCGGGTCGAGTTCGATTACAGGAAAGAGACTGACTGCCCGGAGTGGCGGCGATTTTTGATGTCGATATTCTTGGGAGATACCCAGCTGGTCGAGTTCATGCAGAAAGCCGTGGGATATTCGCTCTCGGGATCGATAAAAGAGCAGTGCATTTTTATCCTTTACGGCGTCGGGATGAACGGCAAATCGACGTTCCTTAAACACGTCTTCAAGATCCTCGGCGATTACGCGATCAACACGCCGTCATCCACATTGATGGAGAAGTATAACGATTCCATACCCAATGATATTGCAAGGCTCAAAGGGACAAGGCTTGTCACGTCGCTTGAATCCGGTAAATCAAGGGCGCTTGCTGAAGCGCAGATCAAGCAGCTTACAGGCGATGACCCGATCTCCGCGCGATTTCTGCACCGGGAATATTTCGATTTCTTCGCGACGTTCAAGATCTTTCTGGCAACGAACCACAAACCGAATATTTCAGGGACAGATAAAGGGATCTGGCGGCGCATTGTGACCATTCCGTTCGATAAGGTTGTCGCTCCCAAAGAGCGCGACCCGAAGCTGGACGAAAAGCTGGCGGCCGAATACGAGGGCATTCTTGCCTGGGCCGTTGAAGGTTTCAGGATGTGGCAAAAGGACGGTCTGGGCAGGCCGGAAAAGGTCATTGCCGCAACGAACGAGTACCAGGAAGAGTCCGATTTGATCGGCAACTATATTGAAGAGCGTTGTGTCCTGGGGACCGATCTAAAAGCGCAGGCAAGCCTCATTCTTAAAGACATTCAGCAGTGGGCAAAAGATAACGGCTTGCGTTATGTCAAACGCAACGAGTTCATCGATTACATGAAAAAGCGCGGTTTTACGAAGGACATGCTTTCAGCGGGCGAGGGCAAAGGGAACATTTTCTGGTTCGGAATCGGGTTGAAGGGCGGAGAAACGCAGGATGACTTTATGGAGCGGCCTTATTAGTAGAGAAGTAGAGCATCGGTTGAACTTGTTTTGCAGTGTTTCAACCGCAGAAGTTATTGAAATTACAAAGGGTTAGCGCAGGGGTAGAGAAAGAAGAGAAACTTTTTCTCCTATATACATAAGTAAAAAAGAAAAAAAGAAATAGATATAAGCGTAAATACAAAACAACTCTTTCTCTTCTACTGGAAGGCAATTATGACGGATGAGCAGTTCAGGAAGTTCAAAGCAATATACAAGCGTTTTGTCGATGGGACGAACTGGAACAACTACATGATGGCCAAGGGCGTCAATATCGATAAGGACAAGGATGTCTTTCAGAGGACGGTTGTCGAACCCATGGATGCTATGTGGGCGGAGTTCTCTGATGAGGACAAAGAGTACTGGAGCAAGGTGGGCGATGCGGTACGCATCTTTAACGGAAGGATTGTCTGATGGAAAAGATATTCCCAATAACCCTGATCGTGCTGGATTTCATAGCTGCCTGTGTTTACGGATACCAGGGGGATGTCCGGCACGCTGTGTACTGGATGAGCGCGGGGGTGCTGACGATATGCGTTACGTTTTGACCGCGAAAACATTCTCGGGTCCTTGCCGGGGGGTGTTGGGCGCGGGTCGGGCGAGGCGCGGGTCGTGAGTGATTTGAAAAATTTTTAATCATTTCGTGTTCGTAAAAAGAGGGGAAAAACATGGAAAAGGTCAATATTGACCCTGAAATCAGGGAAATCAGGCTTGATGAGGTGGTTCCGGCGCCGTACAACCCCCGGAAGATCGGGGATCCGGCAAAGGCAGGGCTGAAAGCAAGCATCGAATCATTCGGATATGCCGAACTGCTGGTCGTGAACAGGCGCAATATGCGGATCGTTGGCGGATGCCAGCGGTATGAGGCACTCAAATCTCTGGGAATTGAGACCGCAGAGGTCATTATGGTCGATCTTGATGACCTGGCTGAAAAGGCTCTGGCTGTCACGCTCAACAACAAGCGGATCTCGGGGCATTGGTCAAAAAACATTCATGCCATTCTTGCCGAATTGAAGGAAGTGATCGGCGGGCAGTATCAGGATTTAAAGCTGGATGAGCTGCGGGACCGGGTTGTCGCTGTCGGTCTTGAAGATCAGAAGGTCGAGAAGGCGAAACAGGAGATCACGGACGAACTGACCTGTCCGAGCTGCGGTCTGGCGTTCAAGGAGAACACATGAAAAAGATACCTATCAAATTAAAGAAGGTCAATTTTGAGGAGATCATTCCTTCTGAATGGAATCCCCGGGATATTACCCAGGAGGCGTTCAGCGGGTTGAAGGCAAGCCTTGAGAAGTTTGGCTGTGTCAGCTTGATCGTTGTCAATCAGCGGAACATGCAGATCGTGGGAGGGCATCAGCGTTACAAGGCATTAAAAGAACTGGGTGTGAAAGGCGAGATCCCGGTTGTGATCGTCGATCTCGATGAGAAAGGGCAGAAGGCGATGAATGTCGCTCTCAACAACGAAAGCATCGAGGGAACTTGGACAGACGGCCTCGCCAAGATTCTCAAGGAGATCGAAGATTCCGGGTTCGGAAGTTTTATCGGGTTAAAACTCGAGGAACTCAAGAAAGACAATGAGGCTGGTGAGGCTGTGATAGAGGAAAGCTTGAGAGAAAAGGAGCTGGATGAGGCGATCCCGACAGCTCACAAATGTCCGGGGTGCGGCTATGAATGGTAAGCCAACAGTGATATCGGTCTTCGCGGGGTGCGGAGGAAGTTCTCTCGGTTATAAACTTGCCGGGTACCGCGAACTTCTGGCGGTGGATTGGAACGGCATCGCTGCGGATACATTCAAACTTAATTTCACCGATGTTCCGTCCTGGGTGAGGGATGTCCGTACGGTCACCGTTGAAGAGGTTTTGAATTTCTGCGGGCTTGTTCCTGGCGAACTCGATGTCTTTGACGGCAGTCCGCCGTGCCAGGGGTTCTCAATGTCAGGCAGGCGGGAGGTCAATGATTCAAGGAATGATCTGTTCCTTGAATATATCCGCCTTATAAACGGCCTGAAGCCAAAAGTTTTTCTTATGGAGAATGTGCCGGGGATGGTTAAAGGCAAGATGAAGGGGCGGTTCATCGATATCTTGAAATCCCTCAAGGCCCTCGATTACCGGGTCAAGTGCAAGCAGATGAACGCCAAATATTACGGCGTCGCGCAGTCTCGCGAACGGCTTATTTTTATCGGCGTGAGGAACGATCTCAATATTGAGCCGTCTTTTCCTAAAGGCTGCGGGAGAGTTGTCTCGGTTGGCAAAGCGCTTGAAGGTTTTAACTGCGCGGAACAGGTCGTTTATCCGAAGGGCAAAGCCAGGGATTATTATTACGCGATTCCGCCGGGAAAGTCGCTCGCGCATTTCATGACAAAGAAGTTCGGGATCAACAGTTACTTCAATCTCATCAAAGCTGATCCAAAGCGTCCGCTCTGCACGATCACAAGGCTATTTGCTGAAGGGATGTCGGGGATCCTTCATTGGAAGGAAAGAAGGTTTCTGACGATCGGGGAACTGAAACGCCTTGCTTCATTCCCTGATGACTTTCAATTCGCCGGAACATTCAAAGAACAGTGGGCGCAGATCGGCAATGCGGTGATGCCGAAATTCATGTGCGCCGTGGCGGAGCATATTAAACGGGAGATCCTTGAGAAGGAAGGCACGGAGTGAAAAGGAAGAAAGACAAAAAACTGAGCGTTGTCGATGTCGCGAAGAGGAAGAGGCAGGTTTATCTCCTTGAGAAGCTGAAGAACGATAAACCGCTCACCCGGGCAGAGCTTAACGAGCTTGAGCGGTATGAAGCGAACCTGCCGGAGGGCGTTGTGGCTACGCAAGAGGAGGTTGCCCGAGTTTTCGGGGTATCGACAAGGACGGTCCAGTATTGGGTCAGGGATGGCATGCCTGTGAGGCCGGAAGGTACATATAACCTGCTTGAGATCGAGAACTGGCGTGAATTTACAAAAGGCGGGGCAAAGAAGGATGAAAAGAATGTCTGGCAGTCAAAACTGAGCGAGGTCAGGTACAAGAAAGAGCTTCTTGCTTACCGGAAAGAACTCGGAGAGCTTGTATCGAGCGAGGATGTTGAGCGCGGTATGGTGACCAGGATCATGATCGTGAAGCGGTCTTTGCTTGTTTTGCCGACGAAACTCGCTCCTGTTTTAAGTATGAAAGAACCCAGGGAGGTCGAAGCGATCCTTTATGACGCCCTGGGGGAGATCATTGACGAATTCGCAGGAACAAAGAAAGAGGAAATAAATGATATCGAGCAAGTCCCGGATATGGACGGTCAGGGAGAGGGAAGCCTGGAAGAGGCCGGAGAGAATAACGGTCAGCCAGTGGTCTGACAGGTTCAGGCACCTCAACCCGGTGAGTTCGGCGGAGCCTGGGAAGTGGAAAACTTCAAGGACGCCGTACCTTCAGGGAGTGATGGATGCTTTCACCGATCCGGCCGTGGAAGAGATCACGATCATGGCTGCGTCGCAAGTCGGAAAGACTGAAGCGATGCTCAATATGCTCGGGTTTGTTATCGACCAGGATCCCGGGCCGACGCTTCTTGTGCTGCCGAGGTCAGACGACGCAAAGAGCGTTTCCCACAACCGTGTCAGGCCGATGATCGAATCGTCGCAGGCGCTGCTTAAATATGTGCCGGAGAATAGCGATGATCTTACAAAGCTTGAATATCATTTCGACCGGATGGTGCTTTATTTCGCGGGATCGAACAGCCCTGCGGACCTGGCATCGAGACCGATCAGATATCTCTTTCTTGATGAGGTCGACAAGTATCCGAGGTTCTCGGGAAGGGAGGCGGATCCGATAAAACTCGCGCAGGAACGGCAGAAGACTTTCTGGAATAGGAAGACGGTGAAGGTTTCAACTCCGACGACGCGCGAGGGGTATATTTTCCGTGAATACGAGAAATCAGACCAGCGCAGGTTTTATGTGCCATGCCCTCATTGCGGGCGCAAGCAGGTCTTTGTGTTCAGCCAAATCAAATGGCCGAAAGAAGAATCTCTTCCGGAAAAGATCAAGTCCGGGAGGCTTGCGTGGTACGAATGCAGGTTCTGCGGAGAAAAGATCGGCGATGCCCACAAGCACAAGATGATGCAGGCAGGTGAATGGGTTTCAGAGAAGAAGGAACCTTCAAGAAACCGCGGATTCTGGATCAGTTCTCTTTATTCTCCCTGGCTTACCTGGAGCGATATCGCCTGCGAATTTCTGAAGTCGAAAGATTATATCGAGCTTCTGATGAACTTTGTCAATTCGTGGCTGGCTGAAGTCTGGGAAGAGAAGATCGAGGAAACCACGGCTGACAGGCTCAGGTCGCTTGCGCGTGATTACGATCCGGGGACGGTTCCGCAGGGCGTTCTGGTTCTTACCGCCGGGGTTGACGTTCAGAAAGACCATTTTTATTACGTGATCCGCGGCTGGGGGTACGGAGAAGAATCCTGGCTTATCCGGGCCGAGCGGGTCGAATACTGGGAGGACATTATTGAGGCCCTGTTTAAGACCGAGTACCGGCGCGAAGGGTCGGAAGAGCGGCTTACCGTTTATATGACATGCGTCGATTCGGGTTTCAGGACGGACGAGGTTTACCGCTTCTGCCGTTACTGGGGAGATAAAAGCAAGGCAGTTAAAGGTCTTGAAGATATCGCGGGAGGCCGTTTTTACCGGGCAAACAAGATCGACATCAACTCGAAGACAGGAGCGGTCATCCCGGGAGGTCTTGTCCTGTGGAATCTCAATGTAAACCAGTACAAAGACAAGATGAACCGGCTGGTCACATCTAAAGATCCGTGCAAATGGCACCTGTACCGCGATCCGTCTGACGAATATCTCGCCCAGGTTTCTTCCGAGCATAAGGTCCTGATACGGAACCGCACAACAGGTAAAGCAAAAGAGATCTGGCAGAAGAAAAAAGAAGCGGCGGCGAATCATTTTCTTGATGCCGAGATATATGCCCTGTCCGCGGCAGACATTATCCGGGCGCTTAATATGCGCATGGAAAACATGAAGACGCACCAGCCGGAAATGAAAGAAGACCACAGCCGGAGGAACTGGATCAGGAAGCCGGGAGGAGCGTGGCTTTGATGGGAAAGTGGATCGAGAAAAGATCAGGCTGGCTGCCTTGCGGCGGATCGGAGGCGGGGAGATCTCCCGGCCGTCCGAAAATCGAAAGCGAAGATTACGGCGTGCGTTATATTCCTGTCCGCTGTCCCAGATGCCGGAGTAAAGACGTTAAATGCTATTCGAGCCATCCGCCGATCAGGTACCACCTGTGCGTCAAATGCGGAAAAAATTTTAAATCGGTGGAGGCAAATGATGAAAAATAATTTTTACTATTTTGTAGTAACGACCATCTTGTTATATGCCGTGCTTGCGGTAATATTAAATTAGAAGTTTTCAAAGCGGGACAGCTGATCACTGTCGTGCTCCCAATAGCAGTAAAAAGCCTGCATCTCGTCGACGAGCGAGGTGTGGGCTTTTTTATTGGGTTTAAAGGAGCGGACTATGGCTACAAAACAGGAAATGCTTGATAACGTCGAGGCTGCGATAAACGCGCGGATCACCGGCGGTGCGGTCCAGTCGTATTCCATCGGCGGCCGCAACCTTCAGTACATTCCGCTTCAGGATCTCTACAAGTTGCGAGATCAGCTCAGGCGCGAGATTGCCGGGGCAGGCGGGGCGACCACATATGCGTTGTTCGGGAGGCCGTCATGAAAACACCGCTGGCTGAAAAGTTATCCAACGGCCTGGACGGCCTTGTTTCTTTTTTTTCACCGCGTGCGGGACTTAAACGTCGGATGTACCGCGAAGCCATAAAGGTCACCAGATCGTTCAGTTCTTACAAGGGGGCGTCACGCGACCGCCTTCGTTCATCGTGGATGCCCGGTGGCGGATCCGCAGATGCTGACCTCTTGCCGGAGTTGAAAGATATTCGCGAACGGAGCCGGGATTTAAACCGCAACGATGCTCATGCGTCCGGCATTACCTCGACCATGACAGTCAATGTGGTCGGTTCGGGCATTCGTCCGCAGTCGCGTATCGACAGGGATGAGATCGGGCTCGGTGAAGAAGAAGCGGCGAAGTTTCAGAAAGACGCGGAGCGGGTCTGGAAGAGATGGATTCCGTATGCGGATGCAGGCAGGCGCATGGACTTTTACGAGATCCAGCAGCTTGTCGACCGCCAGATTCTTGAAAACGGGGAAGCGTTGATCGTTCCGATGATGATCGAGGATCCTTCACGCCCTTACAGGACGGCTTTGCAGGTGATCGAATCTGACCGGCTGGATACGCCTTCAGATAAGCGGGCAGACAAGTCGATCCGCGCGGGCGTTCGCATAGGCGAAAAGGGTGAGGCGGTTTCGTATTTCATTCAGAAGACGCATCCCGGCGAATCGCGAATCGCTAAAAGCGGTGATAAAGAATTTATAGAGATTCCGGCGTTCAATGAATACGGCAGGCGCAATGTCTTTCACCTCTACTACGTTTTACGTTCGGGACAGACGCGCGGGGTGCCGTTCTTTGCGCCGGTTTTATCTTATTTCAAGGATCTCGGGGAATACGCGGAAGCCGAACTCGTGGCCGCGAGGATCGCCGCGTGTTTCTCGCTTTTTATAACTTCGGAAGCGTCCATGGACGTTTCGGCGGGCGGTGCTTACGAAAGAAATCCATCGGGTCAGTTTATTGAAAGTCTTGAGCCGGGCATGATCAAGCATTTGATGCCGGGAGAGAGCATCACGTCGTTTAATCCCCAGCGGCCGGGATCGAGTTTCGAACCGTTCGTTGACCGCATTTTGAAAGCCATCTCTGCGGCGCTTGGCCTTCCGTATGAACTCGTGGCCAAGGACTTTTCGAAAACGAATTACTCAAGCGCGCGGGCGGCGCTGCTTGAAGCGCGTCGTTATTTCCGGATGCGTCAGGAATGGTTGGCGCAGAAATTCTGCCAGCCGGTCTGGGACATGTTGCTGGAAGAGGCGTACTTAAACGGCGAAATATCTGCGGATACATTTTACGAGAAAAGACAGCGCTGGACTGGGGCTTCATGGATCGCGCCGGGCTGGGAATGGGTGGATCCGCTTAAAGAAGCGCAGGCCGCGGAGGTCGGATTAAGAAACGGGATCGTGACGTATTCCGATCTTTACGCGCAGGATGGCAAGGATTGGGAAGAGTGTTTCGAACAGCGCAAGCGCGAGCAGGAGAAGATGCGGAAACTCGGACTTGAGGTTCAGGATGAAAACAAAACAAAAGAAAAGCAGAAAAACACCGGTGAAGAAGGCGAGGAGGATTCTCGTGGGGGCAAAAAGCCGGATGTCGATGCCGATCGAAATTGACGTTTCCTTTACCGGGACGAAAGAGGTGAGAAATGGCGAATAAAGACATTTATTTCAGAGCGGATATCGCGCGCGGCGCCGGTGTGCGCGTAAACCGCAAGGAAGAGGTTATTGAAGGCTTTGCTGTTGTAACCAGGGGAGTTACTCATGACGAAAGGGGTGAGTTCGATGACATAGCGCTGGATTCGGTTGTTGAGTTTGGCAACAAGGTTAAAGCCGGAGTCAAATCGAGGTTCGGCCATCCGAATATGTCGAGTACCGCGCTCGGCACGTTCTTGGGGAGGACGAGAAATTTCAGAAGGGACGGCGATATTGTGCGCGCGGACCTGCATATCGATCCGACTGCACATGAAACGCCTGACGGCGACCTTGCCGGATATGTCATGAACCTTGCCGAGAGCGATCCTCAGGCGTTCGGGTCTTCAATGGTCATTCACTGGGACGAGGAATTCCGCGAGGAGAAAACAAAAGAGGGTGAGGATCTTCCTCCTTTTATCCGCGTGAAGAAGCTTCTGTCTGTGGATATTGTGGATGATCCAGCGGCAAACAACGGTCTTTTCGGGATGCCTTTCTTCTCGGAAAGTGTCAGGCCGTCCGCGGAGATGACGGTCTTTTTAGATAGGTTCCTAAGCCAGCCGGAATCGGTTGGGAAGGTGATCGCGTTCCTGGAAAGGTACGGGGCAAACAAAAATAAGGAGGACAAGAAAATGTCAGAAGAGATAACGATGGAAAAGCTTAAGGCGGAACATTCCGGCCTTTACAACTCCATTCACGCGCTCGGGGTTGAAGAGGGGATGAAGAAAGAGCGCGAACGGGCAGTCTCGATCTTGAAGAAATCGAAGGTGTTCAAGGATATGGCCGATATCGCGCTTGAATCAGTCGAGAGCGGCGCGACATTCGAGAATTCAGTCATCAAGTTTCAGGAGAAACAGCTTGATGGCCTGCAGAAAGCTTCTGCGCCGTCTTTGGGGCCTGATGCGGAGGAAGAACCGGCAAAGAAGCAGATGACGCATCTGGAGCGCGCCCGGCAGTATCAAAAAGAGAGCGGGTGCAGTACGACAGATGCGCTTAAGGCAACAGCGGACAAAAGAAAATAACCAAAAGGAGGTATGGCGATGTCTCAATTCAATATCGGATCAAAAGCATTTATCGCGGGAGAGGAGCTTGAAGCTTACCGCAGGGTCAAGCTGAGTACGGGAAGCGGATCGCAGGTGGAATACGCCGATGCGGGTGAAGCGTGTATCGGGATCACCGCGGCCAAGGCAGCTCTGGGCGAGCATGTCAGCGTTGATTTAAAGAGTTCCGGCAGGACGTTCAAGATGGTCGCGGCCGGGGCTATCAGCGCCGGAGGCAGTATTTACGGAGCCAATGACGGGAAGATCAGCGCAACCGTGAGCGGTTCAATTATTGGCAAGGCGCTGGAAGCATCAACAAGCGACAGTGAAGTTATCGAAGGGCTATTTGCCTAATCAAAAGGAGGAATGAAACATGCCAGACTATCAAGGGACAAGAGCAGTACCGAGACTCGAGTTAGGGGAAGCGGCGCTGGAGTTTATCCAGTCGCAGGATGAGTTCATAGGCACGAAGGTTCTGCCTATTTTCCAGACAAAAAAGAAAGCGAGCATCTTTCCGGCGATCACCCGGGAGAGCATTACGCGTGAAGCGGATACCAAGCGCGCGCCTCGCGGCAACTACAACCGGGACACCTTTCAGGCGAAAGACCGGCAGTACAACTGCGAAGAGCATGGTTTGGAAGGGCCTCTGGACGATTCCGAACGGGAAATGTATGCCACGGATTTCGATGCCGAGCTTACGACCGTCCAGATCGTGACGCGCAGGGTCCTGCAGGCACAGGAGAAGAGGATCGCGTCGAAGGTTTTCGATACTGCGGTTTTTACAGGATCGAAGCTTTTTACCGACTTCTCGACCGCGCCTTGGGACAACACCTCAAGCGATGTTATCGCGCAGGTGCGTGAAGCTCGCGAAAAGGTGAGGCAGAACTGCGGAATGGAGCCGGGAACGCTCATCATGAGCAAGGCGAACATCGATCGGCTTCTCGGCAACGAGAAGATCAAGGCTGCGATCCAGTATGTCGCAAGGCTGACAGAGGCGGAGATCCTCAACGCCATGGCGGATATTCTTGGTGTGAAGCGGATCCTTGTCGGCAAGGCGATCTACAACACCGCGAAAGAGGGCAAATCGTTTCAGGGTGCGGATATATGGAGCGACGATTTTGCCATGGTGGCGGTGATCGGCGAGGGGCAGAGATTATCCGATCCGACTGTGGGAAGAACATTCCTGTGGACGGCGGACAGTCCGGAGAACGCAACTGTCGAGCAGTACCGTGATGATGCGGCCAGAAGCGACATCTTCCGCGTGCGCCAGCATGTGGACGAGATAATCGTGGATCCGTATTTCGCGCATCTGCTGAAGGTCGACGCTTAAAAACAGGGGATGCCCGGGGGCGTAACTGCTCCCGGGTCCCTTTTGAGGACGTGTTCATGAGCTTAAAAGAACAGATGCCGAAAGATGCTGTCGGTTGTTTTCTGAACATGGGCGAGTTTGCTGAGGAGATCACATATACGCCTGGCGCGGGTGTGTCCAAGGTGATCCCGGCCGTTGTGGTTCGCTATGAGCTTGCGCCGGCAGAGGAAAACATTAATCGGTCGCTCAAGAAACAGGCGGAGGTTTATATCGCCAATGATGTAACGAACGGCATTGCGGCAGTAAGCAAATCCGACGACCGCATCACGCTTAAAGATTCGGAAGGGTTCGACCGCGAGGCTCGGATCAACGATGTCATCAGCCGTGATGAGGGGATGTGGCATCTTCTGGTGGGGTGGTAGGTATGGTGCAGTTAACCACAGAGATTGATACAAGGGCGCTGGACAGGGCGATCAAGATCGCGCCCCGTGTCCTTAAATTCGAGCTGGCGGACGGTTTGGATCGTATCAGCAAAGGGTTTTTGAAACGGTTCAGACAGCAACAGCTTCAGGGTCCTCCGGGCGTGCGAGGCGCGTCAGGTCATGGTCTATTCGGCACGTTCAAGCGGGTGTTTTTAGTGTCGCCAGAGATCGAGGGCATGGGCATTGAGGTTTTCTCGGAATCAAAGATCGCCAAATTGCACGAGACCGGAGGAACGGTCAGGGATCCTGGCGGTAAGCGGCTTGCAGTGCCGTTATCGGCGCGGTCAGAGATGTTTACGCCATCGGGGAAGCTGAGAGCGCGGTATAAAAAACCGAAACAGTTGAAGAACGTCAGGGCTTTGCGATGGAGGGGCGAGACGTTTCTGGCCCGGGTGACGAAACGAGCAAAGAAGATCTTGCCTCTGTATGTGCTTAAACGGTCAGTGCGTATTAAACCGAGGCTGGGGTTTTACCGGACATGGGACGGCCTTGTGAATTACCGGATAGATATTTTGAATAAATCGATCGAAAAGGCGTTGAGGAAGATCTGATGGAAACGGTAAGAGAGCGGATATTGCAGAACATCAAGACTGTACTTGAAGGCGTGACGATCGCTAACGGGTACAACTTTGATTTTACGCCTGCCACCGTCCAGCGGTGGTCGATGCACGGCAACAGAATGGTCGATATGCCGATGGTGGTGATCAGCCCGGGTGATGAAGACGAATCGAGTTTGCCGAATCCGTTTGAAGAATGTTTTTTAACCCTGTATCTGGACATATTTTTCGTGAACGACGAGAACGATCCGGTGCCGACCGATACGTATTTGAACAGGCTGCAGGGAGATATAAAGAAAGCGATCCTGCAGGACTCCACGCGCGCGGGCAATGCGGTTGATACGGATGTTCTGGGGACAACGCCGTTTGAGACGACCGAGGCACAGCCGTACGCGGGGATCATCATGGAGGTTCGCGTCCGCTATCGTCATCTGCGGACAGATCCGACAGTAAAGAACTAAAAGGGAGGGATTGCAATGTCAATGCTCATAAGAAAACGCCAGCTTGCGGCGAAGATCGAGGCTGTAGAGGGAACGGCGGAAACTCTCTTGGCGGCTGACGCAGGCATTCTGGTGAATTTTTCACCGAAGGCAAGTTACGATCCGCAGATGTATCAGCGGGATCCTGTCCGCGCATCGTTGACCAAGATGGGGAAACTGGCAGGGAAACGCTCGGCAGGGATCGATTTTAGTATCGAATTGAAAGGTTCGGGATCGGTTACGGTTGAGCCGGAGTGGACGAGGCTGGTCAGGGCCTGCGGGTTTCAGTCGAATGCGCTCAAGAAAATATCGATCGGCGCGATCACCAGCGGGCCTTACCGGCATGGAGAGGTTATTACCGGCGATACATCGGGAGCAACCGGCCGGGTGGTGATCAAGACCGCAAACGGTGCGGCCGCGCTTTATTATGTCGCGCTCACCGGAGTTTTTGAGACAGGAGATCATATTACAGGCGCGGATTCCGGCGCAGTGTCGACCGCGTCATCTGATCCGGCAAACGCGGGTTTTGAAATAAAGCCGATCAGCAGTTCTGTGCTTTCCTTGACCATGGGTCTTTACGAGGACGGCGTGGCGAAGCTTCTAAAGGGATGCCGGGGAACGGTCAAGTTCAACTTTAAGATCGGTGAACCGGCCACGCTTGATTTCAGTTTCAAGGGTGTCGAACACGGAGTTACGGACACGCCGATGTTCTCGGGCGTGAGTTTCGACAATACCATACCGCCGGTGCTTTTGAACGCGGTCATGTCCTGTGACGGCGTGTCGCTCAATGTTGGTGAGATGGAGATCGACGTATCGAATACGCTGGCTTCAAAAGACAAGATCGACGATGCAAAAGGGATTTTGTCCTACATGATCACCGGCAGGGACATGCAGGGTTCGTTCAATCCGGAAATGGTGCCGGTTGCTTCACATGATTTCTTCTCCAAATGGTTCAGCAATACGCCGATGGTGCTTGATCTGGCGTACGGAGAAACCGATGGCAATAAGTTCCGGTTCTATGCGCCAGGGATCGTTTACAACAAGGTCGATGACGGCGACCGCGACGGCATTCAGCTGGCGCAGACGTCGTTCGATCTGACCGGTTCGATGGAGCCGGGAGATGATGAAATCGCTTTGCTACTTTTATAAACAGGAGGTGTTTAATGCTTACAGGAATTGATGTGAATGCGACACGCGAATATGTGTCAAAACTTGATCCGGACAAAGAAAATCCAAGCATGTTTCATATCGGGCTTCTGGATCCGGTGTTGAGGGCCGAAGTTGACGATGAGAGCAGTACATACGAGATGAGTTCGACCAACCCCAATGATAAAGCTAAGGTCAGGCTCAACTGGAACAAGCGGCAGATCACAGCGATCAAGTTCGGTCTTAAGGGCCTGACGAATTTCCTTGATCCCGAGACCAAGAAGCCGATCGAGCTTAAGTTCGATACGATTCATTATGCGGGCAAGATGAGAAATGTCGTTCCGGACAGGATCATTGCCATGTTCCCGAACGAGTTGAGGCAGGAACTGGCCGAGGTCATTTTGAACGAATCGAAACTGTCGGAGGGCGAGCAAAAAAACTGATCGTGGCGGTTCATTTGGGCGGCCTCACCCTGAACTGCCAGAGCTGTTTAAGCGGGAGAAAGATTCAATGTGAATATGAAGTGCCCGGCCAGGAAGTCTGGGAGCTTAACGGATCGCAGTATCGAGGATGCCCTTTTAAGATCGTCACACGTCAGTCGGCGAGCTTTATAAGGGCATTTCAGTTTTACCGGCAGGGATATCTGCCGAACGCGGGCGGCTGGATCGACCAGTCAGCCAAAATGCTCGATGCTTTTGAGGTGATCGAAAAGGAACTGCAGGCAATCGAGCAGGAGATGCAGAAAAGAAGGGACAGGTTCAAGCGATGACGAATAAAGAACTTTCGATCATATTGCGCCTTCGGGATGAAGCGACGAAACGCCTTGAGGGCGTGCGCGGAAACCTGCAGAGATTCGCCAATGCATGGAAGCAGAACTGGCTGGCGATCACTGCGGCCATTACGGCGAGCATCATGGCGCTTCGTAAGGCGTGGGATCTCATGGAAATGGGTGCCAAGGCTCAGCAGATCGAGCAGAGTTTTAGCCGTATGGCAGAGAGTGTCGGCATTGATGCTCAAAAGATGCGGCAGGCGATCATGGAGGCTTCCAAGGAGACGGTCAATTTCTCAAACGTGGCAGATAAGGTTTCGGCGCTCATGGCGCAGGGCCTGAACATGGATCAGGTCGCGGCGCTCATGAAGCAGGCGCGGGCCGAGGCGCGGATATTCGGCACCACGACCGAAGAGGCATTTCAAAATATTTCAAGCGCGGTTACCGGCGGTCTGGTTACGACCTTGAGGCGTTCGTACGGCCTTCAGTTATCGCTTAAAGATGCGGCGGAGGAATACGCCAAGGCAACCGGCAAGACCGTCGATCAAGTTCAGAAATACCACATGGCGCAGGCGATGGCCAATCACATCCTCGCGCAGAGCAAATCGCACCTTGAAGCGGTGAATCTCGAAATGATGACTAGCTACGAAAAGGTGCAGATACTCAAATCTCAGTGGAACGATTTCATGGAAAAGGCCGGTCAGTCGCTCTGGCAGGTGCTTGGATTCTTGCAGGGGTTTGCCAATCATCTGGTGGCGGGTGTTTTTACGATCCTTGAGTACGGCGCGGGCGCGGTTAAAGGTTTCATTCAGGGGATAACGAATGCCTTAAACGGTCTCTTGGGTTTCGCGGTCGATTTCTTTCAGGCGCTTATGGTGCCGCTCATTAAATTCTACGATCTTCTGGGAAAGTTACCCGGCAGTGTCGGGGAAACATACCGGCAGGCGTCCGCGGAGGTAGAGCGTTTTTCGCAGTCTCTGGAGGAGAACAAGATCCAGTTCAATGTCGAGGGGCTTACTCAAGGGCTTGAAGAGGCGCGTACAGCGTTCAATCTGGCGGCTCAGGAAAGCGCGCGGGACGCGATGAAGCAGTATGACCTTGTGTTTGCCAAGGTCAAGGAGACCGGTGACAAGACAGCGGAGATATTGAAGAACGTGGCCAAGGATGTGGGGAAAAGCGCGGAAGCGGCTGCGCAGCAGTTTAACGTCATGGAAGAGTTCGCCAAGCAGTCGGCGCATAACATGCAGAACGCTTTTTCACAGTTTTTCTTCAAGGCATTTACCGGAGAGCTTCGCAGTGTCAAAGAGGTATTCGCGGATTTCGGCAGGGCAGTTCTGCAGATGATCTCAAACATCCTGGCGAAGCTTCTTTTGATCAAGATATTTACGGCGATGGCTGGAGCAGGCGGCACGATCTTCGGTGTGCCGGTGGCAAGTTTGTTCCATAGCGGAGGAACGGTAGAAAAGCGCAACCGGGCGTTTATCCGTGCGCATTCAGGCCTTGCGCCGGATGAGGTGCCGATCATTGCGCAAACAGGCGAAGGCGTGCTTTCCCGCAGGGGAATGCAGGCGATAGGCGGGTCGGATAACCTGCGCGCGCTGAACGGCGGCGAGTCGCTGCGCGGTGAAGGAGTGACCATTAATGTCAATCAGGTCATTCAGGCATGGGATGCGCAGGATGTCTGGCGAAACCGCAAGATGCTGTCGAACGCTATTGCCGACGACATTTACAACAACGGGAAGATCCGTTCTGTGATCAGGAGTTACGCATGAGCGATTTTGCCTATTTACCGGATTTTGTTTTCGAAGAGACGCTGGAATACAAAACGCTTGTTTCAGAGTTCGAGAGCGGCGTTGAACAGCGCAGGCGCAAGTGGGCGACACCGTTACATAAATGGCGGCTCAGGTTTTCTAACCGGACAAAGGCCGATATGGAGCTGGTGCGGAATTTCTTTTCTGGCAAATACGGTTCATTCATGTCGTTTACATGGACGAACCCGAACGATGCCGTGGAGTATACGGTTCGCTTTGCCGAGGACAGTTTTAAATTCACGATGAAGGCGTACGAGGTTTATGACTTTGAATTTGATTTTATAGAGGTGAAGTAATGCCCAGAGATGTCAGCCCCTTATTTATCAGCGAGAAATCGAAGCAGGAAAATGCACCCATCTTTTTGTATGTCCTTGAAAAGTACGATTCTCTTAATGATTTGAGGATCGCGGGGTTCGACCAGGATGTGACGTATCAGGGGCTGGTGTATTCAAAGTTTCCGGTGACGCATGAGTTTATCGGCGAGAACAATCAGGGGCAGATCGATCAGGTCAAAGTGCGGCTTGGGAATGTGTCGCGTTTTGTTCAGCTTTATCTGGAGCAGTTCGATCTTCGAGGCAAGAAGGTTACGATCCGCATGGTCTGGGCCGACCAGCTGGCGGATCCGGACGCGCATATGGACGATGTTTTTTATATCGACAGTTATACCGCAGACCAGAAGAGCGTGGAGTTTACCTTAACCGGGAAGTTCGATGTCTTGGGCGTTGATTTACCCGCGCGTCGATATGCGCGTAATTACTGCGCGTGGAAGTTTAAGTCGGCCGAATGCGGGTACACAGGAGGAGAGGTTTCATGCAACAAAACAAAACAGCGGTGCAAGGTGCTGGAGAATTATCACCGGTTCGGGGCGTTTCCGTCCGTACCGACGCGCCGGATTTATGTGATGTAGAAAAGGCGATCATCGGGAAATATCTCGGGATCCCATACCGCCACAGGGGCCGGACGATGGAAGGCCTTGATTGCTGGGGATTTCTCAAACTTGTTTATGCGGATCTGGGTTACAGACTTTTTGATATCGAGGATCTGGAATACAGCAAGGTGTGGGGTTTAAGCGGCAAGGACTATTTCAAGGAGCATTACGGCCACGATTGGGATCGCGTTGAAACGCCGCAGGTATTGGACGGCGTCTTGTTTGTTAATTCGAGAGGTATTGCCGATCATGCCGGGATCGTACTCGGCAAGAGGCGGTTTATCCATTGTTGCCGTCAGGGGGTCGTAGTGTCGCGGCTCGATGATGTTTCATGGAAAAAGAAAACAGAAGGATTTTACAGGTTAAGAAAATGATATCCGTTCGTCATATCGACAATCCGTTCAAGCTCGAGGAGGCGCAGGTTCTGGAATTTACCTATTCCAGAAGCAAATCCGTGCGCGATTATCTCGATAATTCCGGGTTTGATTATAAAGACAAACGCGTGATCGTTACCGGCAAACGCATTGAAGACCTTGATTCACGTATCGAAGAGGGCGACGAGATCGTTGTTGCCCCGGAAGTCAAGGCTCCGGTGGTGGCTGTTATTTCGTTTATTGTTTCAGCGGTCTGGGCGGCTGCGGTAGCGCATCCGTTTCTGTTCACGTTCTTTGTTCTTTCGATGGGTTACGCCATTTACCAGTACATGAACCAGCCGAAAATGCCGGATTTCAATCTCGGTTCTGCCGGGATGGACGAGGGATCGCCTACCTACGGATGGGATGGAGTGCAAACGATTCAGGAGGTCGGGGTTCCGGTGGCAGTGGTTTACGGAGAGCATCGAGTCGGCGGGAATATCATCAACCAGTTCCTCTGGGAGGACGGCGACAAGCATTATTTGAATGTGCTTCTGGCGATCTGCGAGGGCGAGATCGAGTCGATAGAAGATATCGAGCTGAATAATAATCCGATCGTCAATTTTGAAGGCGTAACCATCACCAGGCGTTTTGGCACGAACTACCAGAGCATGATCCCGAATTTCGAGGATCTGCACAATATTTATCCGGTCAGCGCCAACCTTACGCAAAACAATCCCTATATTTACACCACGGTCGATCTGGATGTGGAAGCTTTCGAGATCCACTTGCGGCTCAATAACGGCCTTTATCAGCAGAATTCCAGTTCCGGTGATATCCAGAGCTGGAGCGTTACTTATCGCGTCGAATACAAAGAGCATTCCGCGGGGACATATATCGATCTGGGTGAGACAACTATTTCGGCGCAGTCGCGTTCTTCAGTGAGGCGTGTATTTCGCAAGGCAGGGCTTACGCCGGGCCAGTACGACATCCGCATTACCCGCACCAGCGAGGACAGTTCGCTTCAGCCCTTAAAGCAGGGCGACCTTTTACTTTTCCAGATCGATGAGCTTAAGACAGATGATTTGAGTTATCCCAATACCGCGCTTTTAGGGCTTCAGCTTCTGGCGACCGATCAGCTTTCAGGATCGATGCCGAACATCACATCGGTTGTTAAAGGCAGGAAGGTTTCTGTGCCGGATGTCAGAAGCGGTACGGACCCGGTTGCTTGGGATGATTATTACTGGGATGGGGCAGATTACCGATTGCTTGCGGACGACACTTTGCTTTCATGGGATGGTGTGACGTTTGCCCAGAGGTATTCCGGAAACCCTGTCTGGTGCCTGCGGGATTTTATTATCAGCAACCGTTTCGGGCTGGGCGAGTTTATTTCATCCGGGAATCTGGACAACGCTTCGCTTCTTGAGATGTCGCAGTATTGCGAGGAGAAAGTTGCGGACGGTCAGGGCGGTTACGAGAAACGGTTCAGGATGGATGTGGTTATCGACAGCAACAACAGGGCGCTCGACGTTCTGATCCAATTATGCGCCACGTTCAATGCCATGCCGGTTTACAGCGCGGGCGGTTTGGCATTCAAGATCGACAAGATCACGAATCCGACCCAGCTGTTCGGCATGGGCAATATCCTCAAGGACACGTTTGCGCAGAGCTGGAAGACGATGAAAGAGGTGCCGAACGTGATCGAGGTGCAGTTTACCGATAAAGAGAAAAACTACCAGCAGGAAACGGTCGCCTACATCGATGAAGAATCGCTGGCTTCTGGTGAGCCGATGCGTAAAAGTCAGATCCGGCTTTTTACGACCGGCGCAAGTTACGCGATCCGAGCGGCGAGGTATGCGTTAAAGGTGGCGCGGTATATCAACCGTTCGGTCACGTTTAAGGCTGGGATTGATGCGATCGCCTGTCAGGCCGGAGATGTCATTTCAATATCGCACGATGTTCCGCAGTGGGGGTTCTCCGGCCGGGTGCAGGATGGCAGTACCGCGGCGCTTGTCAAATTAGACAGGGCAATGGTCATTGAGGACGGAAAGTCTTACAAGATTCAGGTTCGATTCTCGGACGATACGCTCGAGGAGCGGCTTATCACTTCGCCGACCGGTACGCATACGGAGGTTTCGTGTGAAGCGTTCCCGGAAGACCCTCAGGCCTTCGATGTTTTTGCGATAGGCGAGACGAACAAGGTCAAAAAAGATTTCAGGGTGGTGGCGATCCAGCGGGAAGGCAAAAGCGAGGTTCAGATATCCGCGCTGGAATACAACGAAGCGGTGTATGACGATTCGGACATTATCCTTCCGCAGAATAACTATTCGTCTTTATCGAGCGAGATACCGGCAGTCAATAATCTCAGCTTGACCGAATCGCTGGTCAAGAAGACAGACGGAACGATCGAGAACGCGATTGATGTCTGGTTCGACCACCCGGCCTATGTGGATCATTTCGTCAAGTCATACGCCAAGGCGAAAATTTATATCAGCGATGATGACGGTTTAAGCTGGCGCGCGCGGGGAGAAACTTCGGGGACGAATTTCCGGATCATTGGCGATATCGTCGATCACCACACCTATAAGGTCAGGGTAACGTCGCTTGATTCCCTTAATGAAGAAAGCGCCCTCGGAAGCGCGCCCGAAAGCACGATCACGATTGTGGGCAAATCTGCACCGCCATCTGATGTGCCGTCGTTTCTGGTTAACCGGAACAGGGACATGCTGTATTTCGGATGGACGCCGATCCCGGACGTGGATGTTTGGGGATATGAGATCCGGCGCGGCCTTGACTGGGAGAGCGCTGAATTTATTACGCTTCAGCAGGGAACGCATTATCTCACCAAAGATGTCAAACGCGGTATCGGCCAGCGGTACTGGATCAAAGGGATCGATACCTCGGGTAATTATTCTGTGAATGCAAAAGAGGCGGTTGTCACGATCACCGAGATTCCTTTCAGAAATATCATCGCAGAGTATCAGGAACAACCGCTCTGGGAAGGCGTGAAGAACAGTATCGAAAAGGAAGGCGAGTCGATCGTGATCACGGACGGTGTTATGTCCGGGACGTATACGACGCCGATCAGGGATTTCGGGTATGTGGCGAGCGTTTATATCGGCATCGACGTGATCGTTTCGACATCTTTGGGCAGGAGGTTTGACAGCGATGGGGTAACGAAGTTTAACGACAGCCCATCATATCGGTTCACAGGTCAGGAAACGTTGAGGTCAGCCAGTTTCCGGATACGCATTTCAGAGGACAACATCACCTGGAAAGATTGGGAAGATTATCAGCCCGGTGATTATTACTGCCGGTACTTTCAGATCGAACTCACGCTGTACCGAGAGAATATCGGCGATGAGATCACCTGTTCGACGTTTCAGTATTTTGGTGACCTGCCGGATGTCGATGACTACGGCAACGCTACTGTTGTTTCGGCAGTCGACGGCAAGCAGGTTTTCTTCGGCAAGACATACCACGAGGAGCCAAGCGTTCATATCGAGATACGAAGCGGAAGCGGCATCTATTCACAATTTTCGGATAAAAGCATCACCGGTTTTACGGTGAAGCTGTACGACGCCCAGGGCGTAGCGCAGACCGGCATGTTCGACTGGCACAGCCACGGGATTTAGGAGGAGAGATGGCAAAGGGATTGATTCCACACAAGGTGGTTATTGAGTTTGAGAAAGGCGAGTTCTTGAACGGCGTCATTTTATACAAGGTCAATGACGGCGGCGAGATCAGCCGGATAAAAAGTATCGGGATCAAGGATGCGGTATTCAATAAATCGACCCTGAACGGTTTGTTGCAGAAATTCATTAAGCATGCCAATCAGTCGGAAGGAGTAAGCGATGGACAAGTTGATCTGTAATAAATGCAAAAAAGAGATACCGGATGACATGGCGTATGTGGCGGTCAAGGGTGACATTATTTTGCGTATGCCGAAAAGGAAGCCGATTGTTTTCACCTGTGCCGAGCAGGCGGAGAACTATGCCCGGCAGATGACGCTTCATGATGTCTGCTGGGTCCAGATGTTACGCGAGCATGGGATCGAGCTTCACGACATGAACGAGGTTGCCGAGGCGTACCAGAAAAGAGAGGTGGGCGATGGCTTGGGACAAGACTAAACCGGAAAACGACATGCTGTTGATCAATTTCCCTCCGGCGTGCCGGGCAAACTGGGAGGCGCTGGAGCTGTTGACAGATCCTGCCCTCCAGATCACGAACGACAAGGTGGCTCCGGGCGCGGGGATTGAGGATACGAAACTGGCGCAGATCACCTCAGCCAGCAAGGTGAGCGGAACGGCTTTGACGGGTCTTGCAAGCGTGCCTTCAGCGGCTGGTGTTCTGCCGACCGAGAATTCGCCCAATAAATTGAAGGCGGATGTCAGCGATACGACACCGGAATATCTGGATGGTCTTATCGATACGGCAGTGTTTCAGGTATCGGCGGGCGATCAGTTGCAGTTAAAGGACGGCGGGGTTTCGACCGCGAAGCTTGAGAGCGGCGCGGCTTCACCCGGGAACAACAAGTATTACGGAACGAATGCATCAGGGACAAAAGGCTTTTTCGATAAGACGGCGGTTTACGCCTCGTAGGGAGAGATATGGCGCATAAGTTGCCCCCAAAACAATGCTCATCAAATACACCGGCTTGGACGGATCCGGTACTTACGGATTTATCCACGAAGGTGCGCAAGGTGCATATCGATGAGCTGAGGTCGTTTCTGAACACCGAGTTTGTCCGGCGCGGGCTTACGCAGGCGTCTTTTACGGATCCGACGATCACGAATTTGGTGACGGAGATCCGGAAGGTGCATGTCGATCAACTACGCACGGAATTGGCGGCTTGCAAATCGGGCCGCGGTGAATCCGGGTATTGTCCGCAGGACAGTTCCGGATGCATGGATTTCACGGATCCCACGATTACGGCGCTTTCAACCGAGGTCAGGGGTGTTCATTTCAGGGAGATGACGCAGAAGGTTCAGGCGCTCATGACCGGTTGCATCTGCGAAACCGAGCAGTGCCAGTATTGTGCGGACTGCGGATATCACTATACGACGTGTTCGCACGCGGGCGTGGCGTGTGATGATCATAAATATTCGGAATGTCACCACTCGATCAATCATTACTGGATTTGCGCCAGTATCAACCTGCCGTCCGCGACAGAGCATCCATATAAATCGGCAAATCCTCCTGTTGCGTGGGACGGATATGTGCCGTGGGATTGGTGTGTGTATACACCGCCCGGATTGAACTGGGGGACGTGCGAGTATTCGGGCGGGCATAACCACAGCGCGTGGAATTGTAAATGTAACCCTTATTCATGGTGATGGGAATGTTTCAGGATCAGACAAAAGCACAGGAAGTATCGTTCAGGATCGCGCGGCTGGAAGGCGAGAATGCCGTCAGCGAGCTGGTGAACTGGTGCAGGAATAACCTCGACGAATTGACTGTTCAGTGTTTTACGCACAAACGGTTTATGAGCGTTCAGGCTTTGGTTGATGTTCTTTGCGAGGTTTACAGGGATCTGGGCGTTGAAGGCGAAAAGGGAAACGTTTCGGCGTTTGTTCTGTTTCTGGCCGGTAAGCACAGGGACAAGATTTACGTCTCGCACGTTGTTGAGCTTAACGATACGCACCGGCAGATTCTCAGGGACAAACTCGGGCTGGATATTGAGGAGATCGAACCGGGTTTAAGCAAGCTGGATTGGAGGACGGATGCCGGTATTTGAACTTAAGAACAGCAAGGCATGCGGCGATCTGCCGCTACAGTGCCGGGAAGTGATCAAACGGTACAAGTCCGAAGGCATGTTCGATATCGGTTCGATAACGGACGGCAAGCAGGAATACACCACGGTTTATTTCCTGATGACGCAGGACTGCAATCTGCGTTGTGCTTATTGCTATCAGCCGAAGGAGTTCAGGCAGAAGGACAGCGGGATCACGCGGGATGTTATCGATGCGGCCGTGGACTGGGCCTCGCGCACGTTCGATGAAAGGCGCGTTAAGTTCAGCATATTCGGCGGCGAGCCGTTTTTGAATTTCCCGATGGTGCAGTACCTCTGCGATACCTATTGCATGTACCGCTATGTGGTGACAACGAACGGGCTGGTTCTTTTGAATGATCCCGGCATCCGGGAATGGGTCTTAAGGCATAAATACCACCTCAATTTGAGCGTCAGTATATCTGCCTTGCGCGGTGTTCTGGGAGAGGGATATCTGGATAAGGCAGGCGCAGTGCTTGATCTCGTGAAAGCCAATGGCGGGGATGTTCATTATGTGGTCGATGACCCGGAGCGGCCGGGGATCTATGAAGAGATCATCCGGCTTTATGAATACGGCGTGCCGGTGGTGCGGATATCTTCGGCCCGGCATTGGGATCTGGTGAGGGACAAGAACGAGCAGTTCAAAGAATTATTCAGGCGCGTTGCGGATTACGTTTACTTCTCAGGCGAGCCGAAGTTCGGCCGGAGCCAATGGGACATTGCGTTAAAAAACAACATTTACCGCAAGTTGAAAAGCATCGCGCTCAAGGACGTACCGCCAACTTTCTGCGGGTGCGGGTATCTGTATCTGGCCGTGAACAACAAGGGTGAGATATATCCGTGCGATTTCTTCGCCAATTATCCGGAGTTTAAGATCGGGGACGTGTGGGGCGGGTTTAACGATACGGCGTTCTTTTTCAAAAAGATGGGCGATTGGATTGATGAGCTTTACGAGCATTGCAGGGACTGCGAGGTTTGTTTTGATGGCGATATCCGCTGTTGTCCTCGGGCTATGTGTCTGGCAGAGAATTATACTGTGACCGGCAATCCTTTGAAACCGGCGGCGAATCACTGCTGGGCGAACCGGATCGAGACGGCCACGTTCGAATACATCGCAAAGAAGGCGATCGAGACCGGCATCGATGGGCTGTATTACAAGGGGGCGGTGCGGGC